CCCTTTAAAACTTCCAAAGGCTCCTTCATAGTCTCTTTGAAGCCCTTTTCTGCTTGCTGTTTAAGCATGTCCATTTTTTCTTGAGCTTGTGGATCATTTGGGTCAATTTGTCTTTGAGCTTCCATCATTAAGACTTTCAGGCGGTCTCTTGCTTGCGCTGCGATTGTGTTAATATCGACAATCTTCAAACCAGTCATTTCAACAAGTTCTTGGATGCTGTAGTTCTCAACAGTCATTTCAATTAACATGCGAATCAAATCTCTTGACCAGAATTCAATTTCTTTTTGTAGTGGCTGGATACGAGAGATTGCAAAGTTGCCCTTAAGTTGTTGAGCAGTCGCAGTTTCAGAAGCCATCGAAACACCGCGCACAATGTCAGAAATGCCGGTAATGTCTCTAATGGCATTAATGATTTCGATCTTATGCTGTTGCAATTCTCTGATTGTCAGGATAATTTCATTCAGAGGCTTAAATAGGACCATGTCAGAGGCTTTCTGTAAGCCACCAGTTCCTTTAAGTGGGGTGAAAGTTCCATCTTCACCATTAAACAAGGCTTCGATATCTGAGCCTTCAGCAACTGAGTTGTAAATGCCTGTTGCTTTGCATTGCTGGATTAGTGATTTAATCCTCGCATCAACTTGGTTTAGTTCTTCTGCTTGTGATTTGTAATAACGATAAAGAGGAATTGGTAGGAGTGAACAAGGATCAGATTTACAGCCAAGAGGTGCGGGCATTGGAAAGAAAGCTCTCAGCTTGTAGGGATCTTCCTCTCTTGACAATAAAACACCATCACCGCCAAGAGTTGCAAAGATTACTTCTTCAGCTTCTTTATCCCAAATCTCCCAGACTTCAGCCATTTTAAATAATTCGCTTTCGTTTGGCTTATCTAATGAATCAAGGCGAGTTTTGTTTAAAGCAACAGCTTTAACCTTAGCGCCAAAATCTTCCACTAATTCTTTGCGAGTCTTATAATGCCTAAAAGCGACCCATCTAACCTTAGTCCATTCTTTTTCAGTAGACATCCTGAAGTCTTCCCACGGCCAGTATTCAATGCGGCATTTCTTATCGGTCGGATCAAATTCTTCTGTGCCATCTTCCATTTCAATTACTTCCTCTGGGTCGTAGCAAACACGAGCAACGCCACGGCCACCAACTAAATAATCATCACGGCACTTGCCAATTACATCTTCTGCATCTGCATCGTTCAAATACAAATCAACAACTCTTTCCATCATTTCAGAGGCTATTTTAGCAACTTCGTCTTCATCTAGAAAGCGTTGAGTAATGTTTGGTTTTGGTAGCTTAGAGAAGACTAGAGGGCGAAGGGTTTGAGTATTTGCCCAGAACACGTTGTAGCGTTTGGAATCAGTGCCATCGTTATTGAATTCGTCTTTATAAATCTTGAAGTATTTGTCAGCTTCATCGCGCCACTTCTGTTCGTAGTTATTGGCATTTTCAAGCTCTTTAGTCCATATTTCAACTAAGCCAGCATTGCCGCCAGATAGTGCTAAATCTTTCTTGGTTTCAACTTGGTCGGCTTGCATTTGTCTTTTAGTTGGTTTTCACATTTATTTAGAACTAAAGACGCTTTGCAAGCCTCGGGTATTATACTCTTTTGTTTCTTTTATTGTGTCAAGTTCTTTTTATATTCTAATATTCTATCCTTAGCCTCTGAGATTCTTCTCTTGCAATAAGCCCTAATATCTTGTGATTTGATTTGCTTTTCTGTTAGGACTATTGAAGCCCAGAACTCCTTGCCATTGTGAGAATCAGAAAATGCCATAATTCTGACGTGTGGGTGACTCTCTGGGACGAACATGTATTTAATCTTATTTTCATCGAATTCATCCATCATTTCAGCAGTAGGAGTTGTCCAAGGGTCTTTATTCATGACTCTCCCTCAATTGCTTTTCTATCGAGTTCTTTTTCAAGAATTTCTGTATTCTGTACTTCTTCCTGCGGAAATTATTTTTTAAAGCCTTCTCATCTATAAAAATTTCGGGTGCTAGCGACCAATGATTAGCTACTACTTCACGCCTAAACAAATAAGATTCGAATTTTGGGCAAGTCTTAGTGCCATGTAGGTATAAAGCCCACACGCCTTTTTGATCGAAAAGAGATTTTGCATATCGCTTGAAGTCCTTAAATTTAAAATCACTCATAACTTTCATTCATTTTCTTTTTAAAGGCGTTCTTTCTCACGTTGTGAGGGTTAAAATCTTTCCACCATTGCTCACCAATTTCGAGTGGCGTTGGGGTAATGTTTACCACAATCGGGCGGCTCATGCAATTATAGCGAACCTCATCAACTGCGTGATCCTCTAGGTCTGAGTCTAAATCTTCAGGCTTACTTGGATCATACTGCATAATAGGCAAGGTGCGAATTAAGTTTTTACAATCTTTAGTAAAGTAAATTAAAGGCTTTCCTTCTTCTCCAATTAACCTACCTCTGATTTGTTGCCAACCATTGATCCTTTTATTGTCAGCCTCGCGATAATAGCAACCATAATCTGCCAACTCCTCCGCAATAGACTTACCACGAGAAACGTCAAAGATTGCTGGATCTGCTACCATGTCAGACATTTTTTCGCCTTCTTGCAGCCTCATTGTTTCCAATGCGATTTCCTTATTGCTTAACTTTAAACCTTCATTTGCTTTGCCAGTGCAGCCATAATATTCACGATAAAAGATTAACGAACCACGCGGGAAGCTTCGTTTAATCCCTCCGCACATAACAGAGGAGCCGTCGCTGACTGCTGACCAATGCGTAGAAAAAGGTTTGGAATAACCCCAATCGAAACTCCTTATTCTCGCCCAATCAGCAGGAATCAAGAAAGGCTCGATTACATGAATATCTTTATTAAACTGATCGAAATAAGCGCCTTCAATAGCATCCCAGTCACCATCCAACATTGCCTTTGCCAATGCTCCACCAAGTCCAATTAGTTTATTGGCATAAAGTGGATCGTTTAGCATCATCGTTGGGTTGTCTTGTAACTTAGCAGGGATAAACTGCCTTAGCATCCCGCCTTCTTCAGGCTCCATTTGCCGCACTTCCATTGGCGAGCAATTATCAATGAAGGTTTCTTTCACGAATTGGTGTCCAATTCCCCCGGGATTTGAGCCGCATATAATCAATGGCAACTTTGCTTTGTATTTCTCAGGCACGGTAAGTGAGCCAATACGACAACGGCCGCGAAGGAACTTGTAAATCTTCTCTGAGAAGTGAGTAAGCTCATCAATTAGCAGCACATTAATCTCAGCCCCTTGGTATTTAATCACATCTTTTTCATGCTGGCAGTGACAGAGGTAAATCTTTGATCCATTCTTGAAAGTTATCTCGCTGTCAGATAGGCGGACAAACTTCGATTGAATAAGTGGGGCAAGTAAAGCAGCAAAACCAGAAGCTCCTTCAATGTGGTTTTTAGCTAAGTCAGCAAATACTCTTCTGAAGAGATAGATTTGAGTATTGGGAATGTCGAGAGCGAGAATAATTGCGATTACTCGCATTGTGTGAGACTTCCCACCTCCTGCTGCGCCACCATAAAGTATTTCAGTTGCGGGACTTAGGAAGCAAGCAGATTGTCTGGGGTGGAGTTCTAGATTAATCATTAAGCATCAATCGTGTTGGATTCGCTAACCTTGCCGAAACAATGTCTTTCCCAAGAATTTCAATGCAATCAAACAAAGGCACTGGATTACTAGCTTTTCCAGTCAGCGAAACATTAAGACTTGCCCCAATCTTATTATCGAGCTTTCCAATGCAATTACTAATTGATTCTCTAGTCCAGATTTCTAATTGAGAAAGCTTCTGAAGCATATCACTTACAATAGCCTCGTCAAAATTCTGCAGTTGTTTAAATTCTTTTACAAGTTTTGCGTCTGGATTGCCTTTGCACTCAGTGTCTAAGCAATCGCAGGTTTGACCACAAATAAATTCTTTTTTATTCATATTAGTGCTTGCAATTAAAGATAAATATCTTGACATTTCGCGATACCGGCAACGTGGGTTAAACTCAAAATCTCTTATGTCAGACTCAAAAAAGTTCAAAAGTGTTGGTGAATTCAATCGCTTCCACAAGAACAAAGCTAAGCTCCGTAAACAAATTCGGCTCTTAAAGAAGAAAGAGTACGAAGAATTTCTAGAAAAAAAGAAAGCAGACTCCCTACTATTTATTTAAAATCACATTCACGCTCGGATTCAATGGAGCTTCTGAATCTCCTCGCAGTGTTGTTGAATCGCCAAACCTTGATGGATTTTTTACCCTTGCAGCCCAGCGGTAATGGCTCGCTAACTCTTTTTGTCTCGTCACTTTTGCATTGGTGTCAGCTGATTCAATCTCAAGAATAGCTTTTTCGGCTTTTGCAAAGTAAGATTCGGCGCTGTCTTTTTGTGCTTGTTTCGCGCGCACGGAATAGTCCGACTCAGCTATAAACCAACTAATATTCTCCCTCCTAACCAAAAACCTCTCTTGGATATCATCATAACTCTTTGCATCCCCAAGCATTGCAATAATCTCTTCGGCGTTCTCGATTAGGATTTCCTTCTGAGTCTTTGGCTTCTTTTTGTCTTTCATTTAACACCCCCCGATTGTAGCATTTTATCTTTTCCTTGCTTAACAGCAATTTTCTTTAAAAATTTATTTTCTTTGTTCAAGTTATTATTCTTTTTATTTAACAAGCCAATCTCATAACGTAAATTATGAACCTTTTGCTCTAATTCGGAAATTTTAGAGAAACTATTTTCAACAATAATTTTCAATTGATCCTTATCCTCTACGGAAGATTGCTCTTTCTTTAAGAGATATTTTTCAATGTTGATTTTTTTCATTAGAACTACTTTACGGACAAATAATTGAATTACTAACCCCCACACAATACCCACACAATTTTATTCTTCAACCCTTTTCTCTCTAGTACCTAAAGTATTTACACTACATTTACTTAGTACATACATTTTGCCTATTTAGCACCCAAAACAATCTCAAACCTTTTTACACCTTTTTACGCCTAAGTTGCCCCATAAACTTCACCAACCCTTCTGGCTCTAGTCTCTAATTTATTTGCACATTCTTTTAAATAATCGCTTGCACAATAAAAAGGTGTGTTGCATAATGAGTTCACACCAAACAGCAAATCAAAAACAAATGAGGGCAATGAAAATGAAAATCGAACAATCATTCTACGGCAAACAAGCAATTAGCGAATTCGAATTAGGCAACGGCTTAATCCTTGAAGTTTTAACAATGAAAAGATATGGCGGCAATGTAGCAACTACTTTCCAAGTTTGGAAAAAAATATCCGAAACATCGCGTCAAACCGCTTTTGATTTCAAAACAAGATTCATCGACCACGGAAAAGTAAGATTGACTGAGAAAAAGCTGGTTGAGTTGCATAATTCAGCGATCACCAACAAGAATTTTCTAGCTGAAAACTTTATTGTAGTTGAGCAAGCTAAATTTAAATCAAGCCCTTGTGCCAAAGTCCTAAAATTGATGGATAGCGACCATAATTATCAAGACGCTCTATCAACAGTTTTAAGCGAAACTCCTAGTTTAGATAAGCAATCTCTTGAGGCTGAATTAAATAATTACATTTAACTTAAATTTAAAAAAAATGACTAGACTTTATTACACTTGCCCGATTAAAGCGGCTTACATGTCTAAAGAATTTGGGGTTAATTTCAAACAATGGCTTTACCCAACAATCCATTCAACAAAAATGGAGTTATGCGATGTTTCTTTTGTTGAGATAGTAAGAGAAATTGAATTTAGCCAAGATGATACTACTGAAGGAAAATTTCATAATCGCTATATTGTGGCGAGAATCAGCGAGCCTATTTTTGATCCAAAAACGGCGGACAAAGGAATTGAAAAAAATTTGCATTCTCAAGACTTATGTTTTTACGGCGGGAAATATTGGGCCTATGAAAATGAAGAAATGCAAACAACGCCAAATCAAGCACGACCTAAAATAATCATGCGAGATAACAAACAATTTTTTATGCCAGAGGTAGAGAATGACTAGAGAAATAAAGTTTAGGGCTTGGCATAAAAACTGGGGATCTTTTGCAAACCTTAGAGAGGATTCAGATTTTATGGCTGGATTTAACGAGGAAGGACAGATCTTTATAATAAATAATGGTTATCCTGACGAAAAAAATAGAGATTTCATAATTCAACAATTCACTGGTTTAAAAGACAAAAACGGAAATGAAATTTACGAAGGCGATATTCTTAGCTTCAAATCAGACAAAAGAGCAGAAGGTGGGGGAAATATTTGCGGGACTTATGGCTTTCACAAAGAAAATTGCCACGAAGTCTTTTTTGAGAGAGGCTGCTTTTATATTGCTAACCACCAAAACCTAAGCGAAAGGCTTAATCTTTGGAAACGGTGGGGCGGCCTTGAAATTGTAGGAAACTGTTTTGAAAACCCTGAATTATTGGAGAAATAAACCATGTCACCCTTCCAATTCATCGACCAAATATTCGCAAAAGACTCTAACGATGTCCGCGAGCTTCTAAAATCAATTCTAATCACGGTTGTTGGTGCAGTTGTGATGGTTGGTTGGTTTACTTTTATTCAACTTTAATATTTTAACAAAATGAAAACACTGAAAACATTTTTAGAAAAACATGATGCTTGCAGAAGCGGCTTTGGCTTTGCAAAAGATTTAACCCTTGAGCAGTTTCTAAATACTTGTGAGCGTGGTGACTGGATTTTATGGCTCTTTAAAAGAACTAATTCAAAATCTTTTCGTCAGCTAACTTTGGCAAAAGCTCATTGCGCTAATACAGTGAGGCACTTGATGAGAGATGAAAGAAGTATTAAGGCCGTTGATATTGCTATCGCATTTGGTGAGAATAGGGCGAGTGAAAACGAATTAAAAGATGCTGCTTATGCTGCTGATGCTGCTGCTGCTGATGCTGCTGCTGCTGCTGCTTATGCTGCTGCTGCT